CCAAGCCTTTGCTGTTCTCTGTTGTATCTTCAGGGTCAACTCCAAAGAATTCTTTATAGAGGTTATGTATATGTTTACGATTTCCAAAAAAAAAACCGATGCTCCCATCCATATTGATACAGGGACGAGTTTCATTATCTCAGCTCTTTCTTCAATCTCTTCTGACTTGTATGGGGCAATCTTATACTTTAATGGGTTCTTCTTATCTTTTGATATTACAGGTCTATAAAGAACTGCCATAATCTTATGTAGGTTATCATATATCTTGTCATCAGCACAATATACTTCAAAATCTACCCATGCTCCAAATGCTAGTTTTGACCAGTCGTTCTCTAATCCATATTCAATACCATTATGTTCAAAGGTCATTACCAATTTGTTATCATCAGGGAATACTAACCTTGATGATAAAAAACCTTCAATTAGTTCCACTTGGTCTTTCTGTAAGTTCTTTAATTCGTGAACTGTCATATTGGTGAATAGGCTTATCAGTTGAAGTGGGTTCTTATACTTCACTGGGTTTAAATTAATCTGTTGATACATCCCGATGTTAATCTCTTCAGGGACATTTACTACTTCGTTGTCTACTACTAATTCTATCATACTATTGTTATTTTTGATTTTGGTTTGTCTAAAAATTGAACTACAGCATATTTCAGGGCATCAATGCCGTGGTCTTTTCCTGTAGTCGTATTTGTTATGGCTCCTGTCCTGTCTTTCTTAAACTTATAATTTGAAAATTCACTTATTAAATCCACACTTTCTTCGTGTAGATATATTTTAAATTGTTTCATCTTTTGTATCCCATATAAAATACTTGTCTTGGATACTGGTCTGATGTTTAACCTTTGGCGTTTTAATTCTTCAATTGACTTGGGTTCTGCTGAATCAGCTACGATATTCACATTCCTGTCTATTCCTAAATCTTTTAACCTGAATGCCAAGTCTTCATTGGTTAATCCTAATTGATATAATATTTGTCTGACATATAAATTCCTACCATCCACATTTACTTCAATTACAGCACATTCATCATTACTAAAACCAAAGTCAATTGCGTAATATTTTTCCCTAATGTGATTTGGTAATTGTGAATAAGTTTCTGGTTGTGTAAAGATTTTTTCTCTTGGTTCAACAATTAATCCCTCACCATATATCTTTGCCATATCAGGGTCTATTTCAACCAATTCTTGAATTGCTTGTATTGTTCTTTCATCAAGGAACGAGTTCATTCTCCAAGTTGAGTGTAACATACATCCATTGTCTTTTGCTTCATACTCAAGTCCCCACCAGTCAATTGGTATTTCAGGGTTGTATAGAGCCATAATATATCTTGAACAACGAATATCCATTTGAATGAATGAGTTCTTTTCAATGGTATTGACCTCATCAATTAGAATGATGTCTGACTTGAATCCCTTTAACTTACCAGTTGAATCATCCAATCCAATAAACCTGATTAATGAACCATTTGAAAATGTATAAACAAACTCCTGTTTTTGAAATACTCCTGTATCCCATAGTCCAATCTCCTCCATCACAAACTTGAAGTCTGGGAGGATTGTATGTCTTAATGATACTTGGGTCTCACGAGCAATAGTTATGGTCGTCTTGGGGTTCTTAAGAGCTTCTACGACTATCATTTGAAGTGCTGATATGGTTTTTGATGAACGAGATGAACCCCTCAAAAAGATATATCTCTTATCTTGTTCTACTGCGTTGTGGATATCTTCCCATACCTGTGTTACTTGAAACCTCATAAACTATCAATAACTTTATCAAACCATTTATCAAGGTCGTAGTATCTACTATTTGTTCCTTTATCATTAACACCTCTTTCTGTAATTTTATTTGTATTACCTTTTGCGTTGTTATATGAACCACCAGTAATATCTAAAAGTGGTGATTTTACTTTTGTTGATTTACTAACACTACCATCATTTAACATATCATCACATACCAGTAGGTTTGGTGTGAATCTACCTTTTGGGTTTGTTTCATAATCAGGACTACCATTTCCCCCACTTTGATATTCTGTTTCAAAGATATTACAAGTTCTTTTACCAGCATTAGTGGTATCAGTTCCAACAAATGGAATCCTACAATCATCTAACCACATTATACCTTTACTGTATCTCATCTATTACTTTATCAAACCATTTATCCAAGTCATAGTATCTACTATTTGTTCCTTTATCTCCATAGTTGTCTGGACTTGTTGAGTGTAAATTATCACTATTTGGATTTAATTTATACCCCTTTCTTTTTCTTTTTATAACACCACTATGTTTACCCCCACCACCAATATTACCATCATTTAACATATCATCACATACCAGTAGGTTTGGTGTAAATCTACCTTGTTGTTTTTTCCAATTATAATCTTCTTTTATTTCACAACCAACTAATTCTTTTCTGTATCCACCCTTACCACTTCTATCAAAAACAATATTATTTTCAATCTCATCAACAAATGGTATTCTACAATCATCTAACCACATTATTCCTTTAGAGTATTTCATAAGTCCAACTTTGTCTGTGTGTCTTTTTCCATCTTAAAGAACTTTACCAATTCTTCCCTTGATACAGATAATCTTTCTTCACATATATCAAAGTATTCTTTTTCCCTTTCTATACCGACAAAATGTCTGTTGATAAGTTTTGATGCTAAACCAGTTGTTCCACTACCCAAGAATGGGTCTAATACCCAATCCCCTTCCCTTGTGAATAAGGTGATGATATAGGACATTAGTTTAACAGGTTTTGTGGTGGGGTGTATATTCTTTTTAGGTTGAACCTCTTTTGGTTGATGTTCGTTTCCTGGTAGTGTTGCTCTACCAAGTTGTTTTTCACCATTTTCATTAGCAAACATAGTTTCTTTCTTACCTTCACCCATCATACCCAAATCCTTTTCCTTCTTTGCTGGTTTTGGAACTTGAATAAATGGATAAGTCATTTTGATATTATCAGGTAATGCCTCAAAGTTTAATACATTATCAATATAACTTTTTGACCCGTGTGGTTTCATACCAATAATAATATGTTCCACGGCAGGTTTTGGTTGGAAACCTAATTTACTACCTTCATACTTTTTGGCCAAATCTGTTGATGGTTCTGTAATATCAAACTCCATAGTTTCACTATTCCATCCTCCTTTTGTAAATGCCTTTCCTATTCCACTTGAACTTTTACCAATACTTTCTCTTTGAGCCTCATAAAATAATTCATCATATTCATTAGTATCAATATGTAAAACCTCTTTTATTTTATCCCACTTTTCATTAGAAGGTACTGCTTCACCCCAACCATCATCTTCCCTACTTTCAGTTCTCATGTATGATGATGCCTTAAACTCACATAAGTCATCAAATAACTTTTTTGTTATATCTCTTTTATTAAAGTAGTCAATAATGATTTGTTTAAGTTGTAAAGTTGAGTGGGTTATTCTACCTTTTCTTTTATCAATCATCTTACTTGTATCTGACGCTTTTGGAAACCCTGTATGATAAGTCCACATAATTGGACTGAAACTCATATCAAACCCCGCATCTTCCAAGTCCTTAATCATCCTATACAACACATCACTTCTTGGTGAGGACATAACTGCGATGAATGAACCAGGTTTTAATACCCTATAACACTCTTGCCAAATGTTTGTTGGTGGTAAAACTTTATCCCAACTTTTACCCATAAACTCAATTCCGTATGGCGGGTCTGTGGCTAGTAAATCTACACTATTATCTTTGAGTGTTTTTAGTACCTCCGCACTATCTCCATTTAATAAATGTTGTTCCATAATTTAATCTTTTGGTTTTATAATCTCTATTGTAATGTTCTTATCATCAGTTATTTTATCACCTTGAGTTGTTACATCAACTCTGGTTGATTCACTCCAATGTTTGGGGAACTTATTACGGACAATCAAACTCCATAGTTTAGAATTGAATTGTGCCCCACCATTTGATGACATAGAAGCATAAGCCAAATTATACCAATATTGTTCACAATATTTTTGATAGTCCTGAACGGCTGAGGAATACTCCTTATTTCTTTCCATCATTGTGTAATGTTGGTCAAATGTAACACCTAAGATTATTAAAAAATCTGTTATATGTCTACCCTGTCTTCCACTATCAATTATGATTTGTCTCCAACCATCAGGTAATTTATAATCAGCCTTTGGTCTACCTGGTTTTCTTTTATTTTCTTCCATTATTTTCTTCTTGTATATTTTACATCAAAAAGTTCAATTCCCTCTTTGATTTTGTTTATTGCTTCTTCAATGCTTGGTGTCTGACTTGAAGCGGGATATAGAGTTGCATACGCCCCTATAATTTCAACTTTATCTACATCACTGAACTCTTGTGTTGTATTATGTAAAACAACCCTGTTATAGACATCCTTTGCATATTGAATATGGTCAGGTGAATTAAGATTGTTAATCATTTGTTTTGTTCCTTTTCCTTTACAGTTACAGCCGCCCATTGTTCTTATATGTTTTTTTATGTTTGTATGGATGGTTATAAACCCATAATCCTAATTCTACTGCATGTAAATGATTTTCGTAGTTCGTAACCCATTCTAAATTGGAGTAGTGATTATTTGTTTTATTTCCATCTTTATGATTTATTTGTTTCTTATTTTCAGGATTTGGAATATACATCATCGCAACTAATCTATGAACAAAATAATCAGTATTGTTGAATGATATTCTTTTATATCCCTTTGAATGAGTATGTTGTTTTTTTTCAACTCCATCTAAGAATACTCTACCATCTCTTGTTATATATAAATCATTCAAGTCCATTTCTCATTTCTTGTTCTATTTCAGCTATTGCTTCTTTTATATCTGTTAGGGCTTGAACCAATTCAAACTCATCTTCTTCTTTATAAATCTCAATATCAATATCAATAAGGTCTCTTATCTTCATTAATCCATTATACTTAATTTGATTTTGACTGGTGTATATACGGATTATTTGAACAAGGACATCACTTTTTTCCTTATCGCTTAATTTAAAGTATTTCTGTATTTGGTCTTTGAGTTCCATTTAATGTAGTTTAATAATAAAAAACCCCTATATAATTAAATATAAGGGTAATTAATTCATAAGTAAATCTTGGTACTTATTTATTGGATTGGCTTCTTAATTTCTTATTTTCATCCATAAGCTTGGTTACCTTTTCTTCAAGTTTAACCACTTTAACATTAAGCTCGTGTATTTCTACCTTTAAATCTTCTATAATCGTTTGATACACTCCAATACTCTTGGATAAGTTATCCAGTATTGAATTTTCCAATATAGTTTGTTGTTGTTTCCTTGATACAAAGAATGCAGCAATTCCTGTAAGTGCGTTGGAAACTAATAAAATTAGGTTATCGTTCATATTGAAATAAATATATTAATTGATTAACTATATGAAAAGACCCCCACGGGAGCAGTAGGGGTCTTAAGCAAACTAAAATAGATTTCATTAGAAAATCAATCAGTTATAAATATACTAATTGAAAATATTGATGTCAAGTTATATACAAATTTCAGGGTATTTTTCTAACCATTTAATTGGCTCCATTGTTTCTAAAGGAGTGTAAAATACTCCTTCATCTTTTAGTATACCCATAAACGAATCATCCTCTCTTTTATGTGAATAAAACATTTGATATAATCTTACTCTTGAAATATCATCAACATTAAAATGTTTGTTGAATTTTGACCAAGCTGTCTTACTAAACTTAATAGCAACTTTATTGGTCATAACAATTACTTCATCGTCCTTTGTTAATTGAACTAAGTTATATTTGTTATACTGAACAAACTCATAGTCATATATTCTCTTAATAGTTTTTGGATGTTTAATTTTATTGAAGTATTTGCTATGTAATCCAACCCACGCTGTAGTAATATCAGCCGAATCATACTTGGATAAGGTTTCCATCATTTCTTCATCTACAAACGATTTTTCAAGGAAGTCTTTATACATCTCCCATTTCTCCAATTTAGTGTTAGATTTGGATAGCATATATCTTTCCAATTCTGTTAGTGATTCAATTTCTTCTTCGTAAAACATATTCATATCTTTTTTTTTATAGTTCATCAATCATAGACATTTGTTCATCAACAGTCAAATTGAGTGATGCTGGTTTAGTTTGTAAGTCTTCTTTTATTTTAACTTTTTTACCCAAGTATCTACTTTGGAATTGAAATAAGTCATTCCAAAAACCTTCAGTTAAAAAGTTCTTTATATTTTTAATATATTTCTCGTTTCCCTTGTTCAAATGATGTTTTATATACAATGGTGTCAGTTGAAGACAGATTTGTCTCTCATGAGTCCCTAATGAGTCCCAAACAGCAATCTCATTGTGTGTTACATTATTTTTTCCTTGAGGGAAATATGATTGAAATTTATTGAACTCTGATTCATCCCCAGCCTTATCCCTATCTTTATCCCTATCTTTATCTTTATCCTTATCCTTATCCATAAGGGGTCTTTGACCCTTACTGAAGGGTTGTTTAAGGGTTTGGTAATAGTTGGGTAACTCTATATTAAATTTTAGTACTCTATCCTCTGTTTCAGTAATAATTCCATATTGTATCATAGATTTAATTGCCGATACAACAGCATTTGAATTGGATGTTAAAAAATCATTACCGTATTGAAAGAATATAAATTTTGGAATAAACCAGTAATCTTGATAAACCATTATTCTGTTTTGAAATACTTCAAGTAAATCATCTTCAGTGATTTTGGTATTATTCATAATATTCAATAAGGTCAAAGACCTCTTACATAAACCAGCGTGATTACAGTTATCAAGTAACCATAACCATATTTGTCTATAATCATTATTCAATGAAAGATACCAATCATCTTTCCATTTTTCTGTGTCTGTAAATCTCTTTGCCATATTAGTTTATATCACTCCAACGAGCATTTTTGTGGTCTGGTTCTGTAATTCCTTTATTTATCTTGCATACTTGGCTCCTACTTACACCATACATCTCACCAATTGCTGTCTTTGTTAATTCTCCTTCAAGTAATAGTTTCTTGATTCTGCGGACTTTTGTCTCCGTTAATTTTTGTCTTCCCATGATTAATCTTTAATTTTGTAAAATCTGTTTATTTGTTTTTCTAATGACTTTTGACTATAGTACTCTTGTTCTTTCAATACCATATAATCTTTGGTGGTCTTACCTTTCTCAGTAATTACTTGTTTTGGTTTTTCTTTTTCTTTCATATTGTGTCCTGTTGTTTCTAATAAATATAATATAATCTACGAATATACCAAATTATTTTCAATTATTTTAATTTATTTTCATTTTTCTCATATTTATAGATATGAATGAGCAAACAATCACAAGAAGATATATGGGAGAAGATGGACAATGGCATTTGTTCTGTCGCTCGTGTGGTAAACACAGACCTGAAACAGAATTTTACAATAAAAAGAATAGTCCGTTTGGTAAGGATAGTAGATGTAAGATACACTTCAATAAACACGAAAAAGATGACGACAGTTCAACGAACTATCTAAAGCTTAACCCACTTACCGAAAATGATTTTAAACACGCCAAGGAGCTCCTAATGATGTTAGGATACAATTTTGAAACTGACATCCCAATTCATATTCAATTTAATAAAAAACATAACCTGTAATCTTTTTTCATTGAAGAATTATTACTATATTTATAAATGACAATAGTCATGTTGTTTCCTTAGTCCCCCTCCAGTCTTTCTATATTCTGTCTCATTTATTTTTTTTAGGAGGGGGATTTTTATTTTAAAATAATTTTGGCAGTATCAAAATAATCAGTATCTTTGTGGTATGAAAATCAACAATAAAAAAATATTATCAAATGAGATTAGCAATATGTTTTGTGTAATCCAACAATTTAAAACTAACAATCTTGTTGTTATTGAGCGTTGGACTAACCGATATGGTTATACCTATGAGATGATTGTAAATGAAACAAACAATCTTATTCAACAATACAATAAAAAATACGGAAAAAGATTTGGTAGTATCAGAATAATTGATTAAATTTGTAGAAAGAAAAAAAGATAAATAATATGATACAGAAAAAAAATTATGACGATTGCCAACTTGGATTTGATAGAACCCAATTGTGGAAGGAGTACGAGGCTCCTATGATTAGAAGACAAACAGCTTTAAACGCAGCACAATCATTCTTCGCAAACAACAACATCAAGTATTCCCCAACTGACTTGAAGACGTTGTATATAAGATTCCTTAATATGATTGAAAATGGTGATACCAATTTCTTTGAGGCGTTAGAATCACACCTTAACAAGAAGGATTTAGAGTCAGTTAAGTTTGTTCCTCCAACAAAATAATGTTGTTATCTATAGTTTCGGGGTCTACTATTTATGAGTAGACCCTTTTTTATGAAAAAATGTTTAGGATGCCAAATTGAAAAACAAATAACCGAATTTAACAAACGAACAAGTAACTATGACGGTTATGACCACCGATGTAGAGAATGTATTAAGATATACATTAGAAACTTAAATTCAAGGAACTCAACTGATAATGTTGTTGACTATAAATTAATTAGGGAGAATGTTATTCTTCAAGAAAAACTATCTGCAGATTGTTTGTTAAAAAATATTGGATACGAACTTGAATCAGAGTTATCTGTTCACGAACAATTCTTAATAAGACATAATCTTATTTAAGAGTTTGTGGTATGACCATACCAAGTTGGGAAAGGACTACCAGCACATAAAGGACCCATCGCATTAAAACAACCATTTCCACCTGATGCTCTCCATTTTGAACTCCAAGCAAAGGCTGATGTTGGAATAGTAAGTGGTGATTGAAATGGTGTTGCTGGTATTGGAGGTAATTGACCATCATTTAAGTTTCCAGAATTATACTCAGGATATAATCCACTACGGAATATCAAATGTCTTCTTAATAGATTATCATTAAACTCAGCTTGTTGTTTTGCGTTTGACTTAAGATATTGGAATGTTCTATGGTCAATCTTATCACCCTGCTCACTTCTGTTTTGTGTTAACCCAACAGAAACGAATTTAACGTAGAAATTATCAATTACAAGGTAATATGCGTATGTAATCAACATCGGTTGAATATAAGTGTCTAATAGATTCTTATACACAGCATTTGAAGGACTTAAAATGGCATTAGTATCAACCAGGTTTAACATTTCTTCAAACAGATTTGTTCCCAATGATTCTTGAAGGAATATTGCTTGGGCTTGGATTATACCAAAGCGTAGTTCATCAGATTGAACGTTCTCTGATATTGGTGTATTTGTCTTAAGTAAATCTTCTGAGATTAATAATACCTTATTCATTATAATATTTGGTTTTGTTCTATAACTAAACTTATCGTTTCATCAGGATAAATAAGTTGAACGATTGGGGTCAACTCACGATTGATGAAGTTCTGTAATGGTCTAATTGATGTTGACATAAACAACTTATAGGCTGTTTCCAATTGTTCTGCTGATGAAGTAAATCCACCAGGATTTGGTAAACCAATTAATGAACCATCAATAATTTTATGACCTGACATTATTTGTTTTTGAACCAACTCAAATATACCTGAAAAATAACCAGTTTCTACTGTTGAAGCAATTTGGGTTATTTCTGGCTTTTGTTCTGATTCTCCATATGACACAATGACACGTCCACTATTTTCTGCACCAGCATAACGACTCTCAATTCCTTGAAGGATTTGATTCTGTTCGTTTTGTGAATCAGGAGCAGGAACATTAAAATGTACCCATAAACTTGGATTTAATCCATTTTGAATGTGGCTTAAGTTATACACAGTAATCTCGTGGTTTAACCTAACATCGTTGATTACAGATAACCAATCAGGTACTCCATAGTAATCATATCCACTTTGGAAATTCTTAATGTGGACAATTTGTCTGTCCGTAAAGTTCATTGGGTTAAATTCACTGAACTCAACCATACCAGATTTTCTCCAATTTAACCAATCTCTACAATAAAGATATTTTGTTACATCACCACCCATTTCTTCAGGTTTGTGTAATCTCATATATCTTGATGGGATTAGATACATACCTGCTAATCCTTGGCTTCTGTCTTGTTTCCAAACAACCTCTAAAAATACATTACCAGTGGTAATAAATTCATAATAGATTTTCTTGGCAATATCATTAAGATTTTCTTTTGTATTAACCTTATAATCGTTGATATAACCCATTCCAACTGAGTTATCTACCTTACTCCTAACACATGCGTTTTGGATTGGACTGGCGTCATTTAAAAGGTATAATTCATTAACGAATTGATTGTCCATACCCCAACTAATGAAGGGCACATTTTTATTGATAACCTCACTAAACGAAGATAGGGTTGCCTTATTAAACTTTAGATTTTCTATTTTAATCATTATCCGTTATATACTTTAAATACTTCAGTACCTCCGCTATATGAAACTATTTCATTTTGTGGTGAACCTGAGTAGTTGACTGTTGCCGTTCCTTCATATACTACATCGTAAGACAACATTGGGTTTAGATTGGAGGTAGAACATTGTTCATAAATTTTCACAAAATACTGACCTGCCTCCAAGTGTAAATTAACAGTATTAGCTGAAGTGGATGCTGTAAATACTTCAGGTGAAGTATAATCTACATTCATTGTAAATAGGTCATAAGATGGAGCATAATCAACCATAGCAGGAACTCTAAATGGAATTGACTTCCAGTTCTGCTTTGTCAATTTATGTGTCATTGACCAAAGATAAGTTACATTACCTGTTAAAGTTTTATTCCTTGAACAAGTTGCAACCACTTCGTTAAATGTACCAGCCTCTATTTGAACCATTTTATATTATTTTAATTTTTTAACAACTAATACCATATTTTGTGGTTATATAACCAGTTACAGATGATAATTCTGTTGAATTTAATACTTTATTATAAATAATAATTTCAGCAACATCAAAACCAGCTCCATAATTTGTATTAGCGGCATTAAATAAGTGTAATGGATTTGATGGTTGTGAAGAAAGTGCACTTCCAGTATTAACTACAGTATCAGTATTTAATCTTATTAAATTTGTTGAGCCATTCCAAATAGCTCTTAATACTGATGGTACATTATTAGTTAATGCTACTGTTGTTGCTAAACTAGTTGAAAATCCAAAATTAATACCATCAGTTCCACTACCATCTGTATCTATAAATATAAATCCTGTACCATAACCACTTTGCTCCATATATCTTTGATAGCTTCCTGGTAATGTTTGATATTTTTGTAAAACAATAAAGACACTAGATGTTGATGTTGATGGCCAATTAGATGCTGTAGAATAATCTGAATTATTCATACCATGAATATATGCTTGATTATTAACACCGAATCCTGATGAATAATAAGTAGCTTTAGTTCCATTATTAAAATTAAAGTTACCCATAGTATTTGATAAGTCTTGCCATACTGTAACACCTCCTGAATTTGTAACACCTGTTGAAGCATCAAACCATCCGACTAAACTAGTGATATCTGTTGGTTTAAATGTACAATTAAGACAACCAGTAGGGCTGGAAGATGTAATTTCACCTGCCGCTCCACCAGATACTAAGTTCCATCTTGACAGATTGGATAATTCAACAATATATGTGTTATTAGAAATTGGTATTGTTAATGCAGAATCTACATAAACATATTCACCAAGATTCAATGATGAACCTTGTGATAATGGGCCATAAACAGTTACAGATGCTCCTGTTGATGTACAAGGTGGACAAACAGTACTTCCTGTATAAACTAAATATGATTGTGATGAAGGTGCAAGAGTTTTAGTAGGAGTTGGAGTTGTAGTATTAGTAGGAGTTTGAGTATTAGTTGGTGTGTTTGTATTCGTTGGTGTTATCGTATTAGTTGGAGTATTAGTAGGAGTTGATGTATTAGTAGATGTAATAGTATTAGTAGGTGTATTAGTTGGTGTTGCAGTCTTAGTAGGTGTTATCGTATTAGTTGGAGTTTGAGTATTAGTAGGAGTTTGAGTATTGGTTGGTGTCTGTGTTGTTGTATTAGTAGGGGTAGGCGTTGGAGTATTTGTTGGACAAATTAATGAATATGTAAGATATGATGTATCACCACTTACAACATTTAATCCATTTTTTGGATAATATAACGAACCATCATTTAACCATTGATAAAATTCTAAATCAAATAAAGTTACAGTTGTTTGTAATCCACCATTCATAAAGTAATCATCTGTAGTTCTAACTATCACATATCTATCAAATCCAAATGCACTATCAAAGAATACTAATTGATAGTATATTGAACCATCAACTTTACCATATGTTGTAAATGTATAACCGCTAGTTGGTACTGCTCCTTCATGGAAACTAAAAGGATTGCTTACATAACCACCAACCATTGTTCCACCAGTATATGAGTGTAATCTATTATAAGTTCCACTAGCACCAGTATATGAAATATCAGTTACTAAATCATCAACTGTTAATATGTTTATTTCAAGTTGTTCAGGACAAATTGGATTTGAGGTTGGAGTAGGAGTTGCGGTATTAGTTGGAGTATTAGTTGAGGTAGATGTATTTGTTGGGGTAACTGTATTAGTCGGCGTTGATGTATTAGTAGATGTAATAGTATTAGTAGGTGTATTAGTTGGTGTTGCAGTCTTAGTAGGTGTTATTGTATTAGTTGGCGTTACAGTATTAGTTGGCGTAATAGTTGGCGTTACAGTATTGGTTGGTGTTGGCGTATTTGTAGGTGCTGGAGTACCAGTTGGGACAGGAGGAATTAATGATGTATATTGTACTACAATATCATCTATAGCTCTTTGTTCACCAAGATAATAACTAAACTTTTTTCTATAAAATACCTGAGCCATTAATTAAATTTTCTACCTTATTTATATATTCATTTATATCCACATTACAATTGGTTGGAAATATAAACTCTTTTAATCTTGTTATTCTTTTTTTATCTTTATGATAAATAACGTTTAATGTTATAACACAAGTGATAAGATTTAAATTAACACTTTCAACATAATACTCATCAAACGCAATTCCATCAACTAAATACATATTATTTTATTGGTGGAAATGGTGGTTCAATTGGGGGACACCAATCAATTAATGGTATTGATTTAATCCATTCATGTTCTACATAAATTGAATTATTTACTTCTTCTGTTGAAATAATCCAATTATCATTACAATCCAATATTGGATTAAAATATAAATCTGATTGAATTAATTGTCCTATCAAACTTTCTTTTTCTGATTCTGTCAATAATACTACTTTCATATTTTTAATATGTATTTCTACCTAATGATGTTTGGAATGTGTTTATAATCGTTGATAAAGTTGATACTTGAGCCGCAGTTAACCCTAAACCAAGTGTTGAGAATCTATATTGATTATTATAAAACTGAGATGCTGTTCCATCATTATTAAATGCTCCAAGATAAACGGATAATCTATCAACAACTGAATTTTGATTTGTATTTGTAACAATACTTCCATTTCTATATAAAGCAATTGATGTGCTAGCTGATGTTGAACCAGTTGCAGAAGCTAATAATAATCCTTGAGTTGATGGAGTTCCTCCTGGCGAGCTTCCACCATTAGTTGATACACCATAAAACCATTCAGGGGCTCCGTCTTGACCAATAACAAAATAACTACCATTACTATCACTTGAACCAATATACGCTTTTCCTGAACCACTTGGGGCATTATTATTACCTAAATAAACAGATAAATGTTGATTACCTAATGTTGTTCCAGAAGGGTAGAAAAATGTATTACTATAAGCATTTGTTCCATTTGAAGTCGCACCTGAACTGTTAAACGTCCATCCACCAGTAAATGATAATCTATAAGCGGCATTACTATCTACAGGATTTTTACCATTAAATTTACATCCAGCACTATTACCACCTAACATTGGATAAAATGCACTCATTTTGTCCCATAAATTATTAGATACTAGTGATGTAAATAATGTAATTGTTGCTGCAGATACAGTTGAAGTGATACCAGTTCCTCCAGCATCAACAACTGCTCTTAAATAAGCTTGAGCCTGTGTAGTTCCAGACGCAATAGAACTTGGAGTTGGAGTGTTAGTTGGAGTTCCTGTATTTGTTGGAGTATTCGTAGCAGTTTGAGTAGGAGTTCCTGTATTAGTAGGGGTTTGAGTATTCGTAGGAGTTGAAGTAGGAGTTCCTGTATTTGTTGGAGTATTCGTAGCAGTTTGAGTAGGAGTTCCTGTATTAGTAGGGGTTTGAGTATTCGTAGGAGTTGAAGTAGGAGTTCCTGTATTCGTAGGAGTTGAAGTAGGAGTTCCTGTATTAGTTGGTGTTACAGTATTAGTTGGAGTAGGGCTTGGAGTAATATTAGAAACAGATGTTTCTTGTGGAACATCCATAATAATTGGCACCCACACATTACCTCTGTTGAATTTTTCACCCAAAGGTTTCATTAACTCTGATACAGATTGATTTACTGGTTGTCTTCTATTAGGATTACCAGGTCTCCATTGTTTTCCACCCCAATTTATCATATAATACTTTCTTTTTGGCTAATAAAAGGGGAGTGTTTAACTCCCCCTTTAAATTTAATTATTAAGATTGGAATGTAAAACCACCTGCAGTGAATACCGCTGCGATAGTAGTAGTTACATCTACTTCTCTAATTGATGTAGGTTCACCACCAGAAATAGTAAGAGCTGAAGCTCCATTTAAATCTGTGTAAGCCATACCTGTTTGTAAGCTAGACGCACTTACGATACCTCCGTTGTCAAGGAATACTAACCAGTAACGGTTGTTATTATCTTCAACAAGAGCGTATACTTCATTTTGTGAAACTAAGTCCACAACAACATCTCTCAATGTAGTGTCTAATTTTGGTAAGTTAAGAACCAACTCAGGTTGGAACGTTACCGATTGTGATGTAGTGTTTACACCTAAATTTTCTGTCAATGAAGCAGATTGTTTTGGTAATTGGAATTGGAACCAAGTTCCTGTTCCACCGATTGCAGTAACCATTCCGTTAGAAACAGTATAACCTGTAATTTCACTACCAGCTCCACCTAAAAACCAAGCTGTCTTAAGACCACCTGTACTTGAAGTACGACAATCTAAAGTGTAGCCTGTTTGTATATAACATGATGCCATAATATATTTTTTATTTAATTTTTATAGTTTATTTTTTTAAAGGTGGCTTTTAACACCACCTTTGAATTATCCTTTACAAACGCAGAATGATGATACATCAAAAATACCTAATCCATAAGTAACGTGAGCTTGGATTTTCACGATATCTTCAAATGGGTCATAGATAGATTTAACTGTCATGATTTCGCTGTTCATACCAACCATATAATAGCCAGCCGCACCTGCGTAGTATGCAGAAACGCCATCAAGACCAACTGTAGGAATTACTCTTACGTTAGTACCTGGTAACATTAATGACCACTCAGCTCCTTCAGCAACTCCACCAAAATCAGCAGTGAACAAGTTCACATAAGAGCTGTTTCTCATAGAAGCAACTAAACCTCTGTAGTTAGAGTAAGATGTAAAGATTACTAAGTCATCTCTGTGTAATACATTCGCAGGAATGTTTTGGTAGATTGTAGTGAATACATCTAAACCATTTGATGCTGTAGCAGCTGTGTAAGCGATTTGTGTAGCTCCATTACCTGAAGTAACTAACGCACCAACACCATTGAAACAAGCTGAACCATAAGTTCCACCTGAAGTAGTTTTGTTATTCCAAAGTTGTAATTCAACCTGACGAGCAATTCTGTTAGAAATATCTGTTAAGATAGTTTCTTCAAAAGGAACTTGCTCTTGAAAGTTAGCGTTTGTTAATGATTGACTCAAGTAAGTGTCATATAAGTCATACGGACATAATTGAGTATTCATTTTTTTATTACACAAGTCAACTGTAACTAAGTTTTGAGTTGTAGTACCAGTTGGGTCAAAGCCACAAGATAAGTCTTGTAAGATAACATCAGTTTCTACCCAACCAACTTTTTCAGTCGTACCTTTAAGGTTAGGACGGATGGTTGCGTATTTAGGAAGTGTTAATCCTAAGATTGATTTAATCAACATATCTGAACCGTATGAGTTATACGTTGGAAGGTTTGTTAAATCATAATTGAATGAAAATTTTTTCTTATTTTCCATGATTTTATTTTTTTTTATTTAATTGTTTATTTTCTTAATGATTTGATAAGTTCAAGTTTATAATCATCAAATGATTCTTTGTAAGTTTTCTTTTCAACTACAGAGAATTTTTCAGGTGATTTTTTGAAACTATCAAAATCGGATTTTAATGCTGATACTTCAGCTTTCATCATTCCCTTCATTGATTCCATTTCAGATTTCATTTTCTTCATTTCTTCAACCATAGGAACTAATAGTTCTAATAAGTCATCAAGACTTGCACCATTTTCTCTAGCCACTCCTTCTGCTGGTTCTTCAACGATACCTGTTTCCACAGCTGCCATTTCTTCAACATTTGAGCGTTCAGTTATGATACCATCTTTAACTTGAATTCTGATTTTGTTTTCATTTCCAGATTCATCTTTTAAAACTACTTGGTGTTCACCATCTGGTGCTGGTTCTTTTGAACCATCTTCTTTAATTTGATAAACATTTTCACCAACATCAAAAGTGTTAGATTCTAAAAGTTGTCCTTGAGCATCTCTAGCTTCAGTCATTGCAACAGCATCTTCGGCGATAACATCACCTGATTCAATTGCAACAATTACTGATTCACTATCAACAGTTACTTTAAGGTTTTCACGAGTTATATGCGAACCCATAGGAGCTGGTGTTAGAGTTGATTCCCCAACCACATATAATACTTGACCTATTTTAAAATCCTCATCTAGATTATTAGTTACTTCAGTTCCGTCTTGTAATTTTGTAGAATAAAACTTTTCAGATTTGAATGTAAATTTCAACAATTCAGCGATTTTATCAATTGCTTGTTTTGCGTTCATAATTTAAATTTAATTTAATTTATTGTTTATGTATATAAATATACTTTTGTTTTATGATGATATAACACCACTAGTCTACTTGGTTCAATATTTTAAATATTTCTTCAAGTATAATATCTTCTTTATTAAAATCTTGTTTATAAAATCTTAATAAAAATTCTCCTTCAACACTGGCACCTTTTATCTTACCTGATTTGACATAGTCATTCCATATCATATCACCTTCTTCAGTATCCAATATTTTATATCCACCCATCCAAGAACCAAATGGAACTTGTTCTTGAGTAAATCCTAATTCATAGGCTTTATCACTAGGTCCATTAACAATCCAAGATTCAACCATTACCATATCATTAAACTTTTGTTCTGAATGTTCGTAATTGTTTTGTCTTAATCTACCTTCAATCATAAACTTATTCCTAATCTTTTCAATTACATCAGGTCTAAATCTTACAAAATAGATATCACCATTATCATTTCTTGGAATAAGAATGTTTGGTAACATTAGTGGTGTATAAATCATTCTTTGTTCAGCATCAGACTTGAAGATTTGTTTTGACATATTTTGTTGTGATACAATATATGCTACCTCTGATTTTCTTTTTGTTTCAGGACTATAATATCCGTTGTTTGGCATTGATTTTGGGGCAATACCTGCTCTACCATCAGCCATGCCTTGGTCTGATTTATCTTTACCTTGAAATAGGTATTTGTGCCACGCGTGAACACAATTTGGCCCACCTTTAAATAACCACTTTGAATATGGTTGTTTCTCGTGTCCAAACTCTGTATTTGTATCTTTTAATAAATCAATCTCTAATCTACGGAAATACCTTTCTTCAATTGACGTACAAAAATCTCTATCAGGTGCCCCACTTAATACTCTTTCATATTTGAAATATATTGTTGGGTTCTTATGATTTCTCTTATATATTTCTTGTTCTGTTGCTCCTCTCATTGAACCAACAATAGCCTCAAACTTTTCATAGTCAGTTTCCATTAAGAATTTTAACATCTTAACGGTTTCAATCTCTTCTGGTGAATACTCATCAATTCCAAATGAATAAGACATTTCTTCTTGTCTTGTTATTTCACTTTCTAACCATTTCTCTGCTCTACCTGTTTCATCTAATCCCCAAGAATACCATGCTAATCTACCACATCCGTCATCAAATGACTTGGATGCTTCTAAATCTTTCTTGTGTCTGTCAGCATAAGCCTTCATTCGTTTTAAAGTATCTAAACTGATTGGTTCTCTATTTGCAAGTTGATTAAGTCTTGCTTTACCAACAGGAGTCATACAATCACCATATCCATTTTCATCTACCCAATTCTTTGCCTTTAATGCGTTATCTGTAATATATTGGGGATAGTCATTAATTGAAAATTCTTCATCACTCATCGTTTCAATTTTAACATCTTCAGGTTGGATATTACAAGGTAAATAAACCTCAACACCATTTGAGTTAACATGAACTTGGTGTCCATCACATCCAATAGATTCAGCATAAGTTTCAGCTTGGTCTGGTGTTGAAAATACTGGTTGTCCGTCAATAAAACCTACAAGGTTATACTTCTCCATTATATTGAAGATTTCTTGTCCTGTATTACTTATTTCATCTAAACAAGGACAACTAAACTGAATACCTCTTGAACCCAATTCTTTAATAACATCTTTATTGTTATCGTAATGTTTTGAAATGTTAAGGTCTTTAATCTTTTGTATCTTGGCTCTGTTTGAACCAGTAGCAAATACTCTATCGTGAGGTATTCCAAGTTTGTCAGCCTTGGCTAACATACCCTGTTTGTTATTTCTGGCAGATATAATATATAACTCAGCACCCAAGAATTTCTCGTGTAGAGCTAGTCCATAACCTCTAGCAGTTGATAGCGTGTCGTCATAGTCAAAAGATACCTTTTGACCCTTATAGAAACTTTCACTCTTTGATTTACAGATGGCATAACTTTGGTCAGCGTCCATTCCTTCATTTTTGATATGATATGCTACACATCTACTAATGTATTCATCAACTGATTCACCTGCTCGTCTTTCTACAAACTCTACAGGTTTAATCAACATATCATTTTTGGTATTACCTGTTGCGTAATTAACGTAACCTGGTAATGCATTAGGTTGATATTCTAATAGATAATCTTGAATCTTTTTTAATGATTTTTTATCCATTCTATCCTTTGAAAAATAGACAAATTCAGTCTCAATTGCTGGTTGAAATACCCAACCAATCTCAGATACTCTAGTATCTGCAGATAGGGACTCATCAATGTCCAAGTCTATAATTCGTAATGCCATTATCTAAATAAATATTTATATCAATTAGAACGATGCTAACTGTTCTAATCTTCTGTTTATAGTTTGAGCTCTTGTGATGTCTTGTTCTACCACATACGCTCTAATTGGTTCTGATTTTTGTTTTGCCAGTGCTTCAACCAATCTTGAATCCATTGCTGATTGAACCACAATAGGTCTTCCTCCACCTGATTGGTTTATTTGACTTAATAAACCTGAGTATTGTAATGTTGATTGTCTGTTGATAACTGCTTCATTACCTTCTAAAGTATAACCTCCACCAGCATAAACTCCACCCTGTTCGTGTGATGGTCCTGATACTAATCCACCACCTTGTAATAATCCACCTCGTCTTAATGGTCTTGATTGAAGGTCATTTATCTGTGTTTGGATTAAACCTACTTGTACTGCTGTTATACCCGCATTAATACCTGCGATAATAAAACTTGCTGGTGGTGCTAACGCAAGTGCTGCAACAACTGCTTGAGCTCCTGATGCTAAGGCAGATGCTAATGTAAATTTAAGGGAAGCTAACTGAGCCTTCCTTTCTATTTGGGCTTTTTCTGCTTGATAAGCCTTTTCAGTCTCAATTCTTTTTTGATTTGCTTCTTCAGTATCACCAACGATATTCCCCATCGCAGTTTGATATCTGTATTCCAACGTATCAAGTTCAATTTGAAACGATTGAGCCACAAGTGAGGCAACATCACTTAATGCCTTAGATATCGTCTGTAATGCAAGATTTAGGTTATCTAATGTCTTTTTAAATTGTTCTTGTTTCTTGGTTTCAGCTTCACTTGTTGCTTTAACCTGTTCATCAAGATAATACTTTAATATTTTTAATTTTTCTTCCTCAGTTAATTTACTGATATCAATACCTTTTGTTTTTAAATCGTTTTCAAGGGCAATAAGTTGTTGTGCTTGAGTTTTTTTAGTATCAATTACAATCTTATTTTCTTGTTGGGTTACGTCATAAACTAACTTAAGGTTGTTTAATAAACCTTCTTTAATTGATACAGCATCTAACGCTCTGGCTTGAGCAGCCAATTCTTGAGCCTTGAATAGAAAATCTCTAATATTTGTTTCTTCTTCAACAATAGTCTGAACTAATGTTTTTAAACCTTGAGCTTGAGTTTGTGATATTTGTAGAATTACTTCTTGTATTTTTGTTCCACCTTCAGCAGCGGCTTCTTTTAACTCTTTTCTTTGTTCTTTGGTTAGATTGGTTAAATCAACTGACTGATTAAATACTTTAGTGGTCTCATCGTATTGTGATGTATAGTATTGAACTAAACCTTCGGTATATTGTTTAATTTGGTCATTCTGTAATTTAACAGTCGCAGCATAATCAATACCTTCTTTATTTACCTCACTAATAATACCTGTAACATCATCATATTCGTATTTGATTACACCAGTTGCTACACCAATTTGTCTTTGAACCTCAAGGAATTCTTGAAGTGATTTTTGATTGAATATTTTTTCAACACCTGGTGTTGATTGAATAAGTTCATTAAATTTTCTATACTGGTCTGTTATTCCTCTAAACGCATCAAATGCTTCTTTGGTTATTTCACCTGATTTAAACTTTTCCGCAGCTTGGTTTAATACCGTATCAACTGTCGCTCCAAAATCAATAACACTTTGTGATAATGACTTGATAGATAAATCTTCTCTAACCTTATCATAGAATGTCCCAAACTCATCTGATAATACTCCAACAGTATCACCTAATTGACTACCTAATGTTTTTAATTCTTTATTTCCTTTTGATGCTGTATTATATAAACCAAGAATTTGACCATTAAAAGTTTTAATAGTTATCCCCAATTTATCAAATACGTCAACAATAGTATCAGGAACTAATGCCTTACGAGCACTAACAATATCTTCTAATTGTTTAATAATTTCAGGAGCATCAACTTTAATTGATGATATATTAACAAGTTCTTTAATCCTTTCTAATGTGGTTTGATAAGCTTGTTCTGTAAGACTTAATTGACCTTCTAATCTTTTTTGTGATGCTACTTGAGCGTCTGTTGCTTTTGCTGCCTCATTTGTATTTTTTGCTAAGTCAGCTTCTGTTTGAGCCTGAGTTTTTAACTTAGTATTAATTGGGTCTAATGTATCATCAACCAAACTTGTAGATTCAAATATCTTTTTTAACGCATTATACCATTGTTCGTTTTCTTTATTTAAATCAGCGGTTGCTTTTTGAGTATTTTTAGCAGCATCTTTAGCGTTTAAAACCTGTGTTCCAAGTATACCATAACCTGCTGAAGCTCCTAATAAAATGTTAGTAAATTTTTGCCATCCTGTAACACTTTCTTCAACTGTTTTATTTTCTTCAGCAATAATCTTGTTGTTGTTCTCAGCAATCTTTTGAACAATAAGTTTGGTTTGGGCTTCTAAAACTAATGCCTTACTTTTGGCAGTAATCCATTTAATACCATCTTCATTTAATCTATTTTCAGCACCAATTAAAGCGTTGAACCCTGGATAAGTTTTCTTTAATTCTTCAATTACTTCTTTCCTTTGTCTATTTGTTGAATTTGTATCTGTAAGAATACGACCATAAACTTGTAGTTTTGATGCTTCATCTGAAGTAACCTTTCCAAGTTCTTTTTCAACCTTGATAGTTTCTTTTGTTTGTGAATTAAATGCTATTACAGCACCAACTAATAAACCAATTGCGGTAACCAATGCTCCAATAGGATTGGCAGCAATCGTTGTATATAGAACCTTAAGAGCGGTATTTGTTGTTAATGTTGCGGCAGTTGCTGCTTTTTCCGCAACCGTCCTTGCGACAATCTCAGCACCAACGGCAACCTCTTGAATACCTCTTGCGGCTAACGCTAATGTTAATAAGTTTTGAGCTTGAGCGGCAGCCTCGGCAACAACAGTTGATTCATTACCAAATAATGCTACAGCTGATTGAGCAGCAGCAAAAGATGAGGTAATACCACCTGCTAATTTACCGTAACCTTCTAATTGTTTTTCAAGACCAATACCTTCTGACGCTTTTCTTAACCCAAGTAATTTGGTTTCAGTTCTTGATATTTCACCTTGTAGTGTTTTAAAATTATTACCCCCAATTTCTAATTGAGTAAGGTCTTCTTTCGCTTTCCTTAATTCTTCTTCTAATTGTTTTATACTGGTTACTACACCATTAAAACCATTAAGTTGAATACGGAGTCCAATTACTTTTTCAGCCATGTTAACAAGTTGCTTGTATTATTTGTCCTATATTGTTTATTACTACATAAGTATTAGGCAATGTCGTCTGTCTGACATATGTGCCTTGAGGAACAGGGACATAAGTTGTTCCATTATATGTATATAGTATTGAACCATCTTGGAATGGTGTTGCCGATTGTTTAAAAATACTCGTAACTGGTGCTGTTCCATTACACACTAAGAATGAATCTAAACTAATAAAACTTGTGAATACACTTAATCCTGAAAATGATGGATATGGTGCGTTTGGTTCAAAAAAGTAATATGGTGATGGTGGTTCTATATTATAATATCCACCCCTTTCTTTAATTAAAGATACTTCAGTTAATGTAGGTTCAATTAAGTTTGCTTCGTTTATTTTTTCAATACGGTAGAATGAATCCTTAATATAAATCTTATCTGTTAAACTGGTTTCATATATGTCTATTGGCCATAGCCAGAACCTACCTGTAAACCTCCTGGTTTCATTTGAATAGTTGTTGTTGATATAATCTGTCCAAAAAGAATTATAGAGTGTATAAGGGGTATTTTGAACAGGGTAGATATTAGTATTACCAAAAAAATCAAATGTTGAAGCAAAGTTTAAATCAGACACATAATTTGAATTATAAATGTCCAAAGAAGATAAGTGTGATATACAAGGATATGTAGTTTGTTGTTGAGCAATACCAGTATCATCAGACATATACCAATATCCTTTTTTCTGTTTTAATGCGTCAGTATAAGCATATCTGTTTCCAACCCAAAAGAATATATGTGGTTTTGCTGTATATGCGGCTTGTTGATTATTTAAATCTCTATATATTTGTGGTATAATAAAATTTGGGGCATTTGTAACACCTGATGTTGGTAAAGCCGCAAATGGTAATTCGTAGGTTTGAGTTGATGTTAATAAATTTGATGTTGAAATGTATTTAAATCTACCATAATTAAAATCATTAGTGTCTTCAAATAATTTATTTAAATATTCTTCAGACCCTTTCATATAGGTATAATTTAACTCTTTTGGTAAATCAAAAGATAATGGTTCAATCTTATATGATGATGTTAAATCTAATCTCTGTGTCCAGTCTTTTTCAATCCTATCAGGTTCATTATAATATTCATTATATGGTATTATTTTTAATGTCCTACTATCTTGTTCTTGAACTACAACAAGATTAAACATAATGATTAATGCTTTTAAAAATTCTTCACATTTTAAATTTGATATACCCAATTTAATATCTACAATCTTGGTTCCAGATAAAGTTGGTGATGCATATAAATCCCATCTAATAAAGTTATCAACAACTCCACCAGAATTGAATGGAGTTAAATTATAAACACCTCTTGGTCTTGTAATTCCTAACGACAAATATTCCTTCATTTCTTCAAGGAACACTCCAATATATAAACCTGGTATCATATTAACAGTAAAGAACTCATTAACTGAACCATCTTGTAATCCACCTGATAATCTCCAACCTACTTTATATTCACCACTACTCCATACAGGCGTTGTTAAATTTGTTGGGCTTGAACCAACTTTGGCAACTAATCTAAATGAACCTCTAATTTGTAGAAAATCTTGTGATTCATAATTAAATCTAATGTTAAATGAATATCCACCTAAATACGGACATCTAAATGTTCCAAGTCCTTCATAAAAATTATTTAATGGGTCAAAGCCACCTGGTAAATTCTTTGTAAATGGAAGCCTTATTGTTCTTTCACCTTCATATTGTAATCTTAAGTTAGGTCTATAAGATACAAATAAGTTTTGGTTTGTAACAGCTGATGCTACATCAACATCTAATTTTCCATTTTGGAATGTATCTATATAAATTGATTGAAAATAATCTGTTTCAAAAAAATCTGAATTAATTGTATAACTTGATTCTGCGAATATTCTTTTAACTACTTCATATACCCTAATTGATGGTTTAAAATAGTTTGGAGTAATTGGATGTATGTTAGATGAAAAACTACTTGTTGCCGAAAAACTATATGAAAAATCTGGAGTTGCCGCTGATGATGAAGATGGATAAAGTAATCCTTGATTTACCATTGGATATATAATCGCACCACCAAATAACCCGTCTATATTATTATTTTTGGCTTGCCAAGATAATTGTATATTATCATAAGTTAATTCGTGTTGAAGGTCTGTATAGTTTAAATCTTGTAATGTTAAGTCTTTAATCTCTGATATAAAATCACCAACCTCGCCAATGATATAAACCTGATATTCAATAAAGTTATCATTTATAATAACTGATTGTAATCTAAGAGTTCCTGTGAATATATCTGTTCCCCTATATTGAACAACTGACGATATCTTAACCAATGGGTCAAAATCAATACCATTAACCTCAAAGTATTCTTGAAATACTCTATTGTTATTATTTGTTCCTGGTACAGAAAATTGTTTTGAATATGATGATTTTCTACCTTGAAAATCTGTAACATCAGTTTCTTGAATAACCACAGATATTGGTAAATCTTCATATAAGTCTACAAGTTTCCACTCACCATTAAGATATAGGAGTAATGTTGTATTCATATTATTGCATTAAAGATATATTGTTAGAATACACGTAAGTCATTTCTAAGTTTGTTATTGTTCTATTACCTTTATTCTTACGAATAAATTCTGTGTTTACAATGTTGATTGGTCTTAATTTAGAATCTTGTTGGATTTCATATACTTCGTTTGATGTCCATAATTCTTCTAAGAACATAAAATCAGGTTGGTTTAAAAATCCTGTATTAACAATATGAGTTTCAACAATTGAAATAGTTGCATCAATAGTTCCCCTTGAATATGGTTCTTTGCTTGGATTTTCTCCACCCCAATCTACACTCCATTCTTTATACACTTCTCTTGTTATATCTAATCCTTCATCTTTACCAGCTCTAAACAAATAATAGTCATAATGACCATATCTATTTTTCCACATAAATTGATACATCGTAACACCAGACCTATTACAAACAGGTTCAATGTTTATTGTGAATATTTCAGATACTGGTGTGTATCCTGAACAATTACCTAATACATAGGTGGTTGGGACTGGTTGTGGTTTAATTGCCATAGTTTAATAAGTTATTATTGTTACATAAATGTTACCAGACGCTGCTTTGTATGGTGAACAAGTTAATGTGTATACAGTTCCATCACTTGGACTTGGGATATTTAATCTACCATAACTATCATCACCTAATGTTGTTCCAGCAACAATTGCGATATTGTTTATACTTCCAATATTATTTTTATATGTAAAACTTGCTTCAACATCTAAAAATCCTGAGTAGAAATATGCGACACCACTACCAAATGAATTTGTGTTTACTAATGTAGTGCTACTTGATTGTTGTATAATTTCTAAGTGTGGTAATGTTATATTAACATCAAATACACCTAATTGACGACTAAAATACCAATTTAATACATTAGGTCCTTGTGACGGAGTTGGAGTTGGGAGAGGTCCTGAACAATAAGCTCCTGGTATTACTTCAACATCTTCACATAATGTTTGTATTGTTGGACAAATACAAGCATATTCAGTTCCTGTTAAAGGGGGTTGTGATACAGTTACATATTGATTTGTATTACAATCATAATAAGTGTATATACAACTCTCATTACCATTGTTATTAACAACTGTTGTATAACAAGTAATACAAGGATTTGGTGATATACATTCACTACTATATTGAATTATTAAATCACACTCATAAGCGAAACTTTCAGGACAAGTACAATTAATTAAAAATGAACTTTCAGGAGCAATTAATATTGTTGTTGATATTTCATTTTCACAATCCCAATATGTTAATTCACAAGGATTAAAGTTTTGATTTGTTATTGAATAAGAAGCACATCCATAGGCATCACAAGGATTTTGAGTTGGTGTTGCTGATGGAGTTGGAGTAGGAGTTGGAGTTGGTTGTATTGGTGATGTTGAACCTGTAAACTTACCGAACAATTGAATTGTATATTGTGCCGCATTTGCTGGCATAATTGGTTCAAGGTTCATAGGTCCTGCTCCAACATATAATGTGTTGAAGTCTGTATTACCTGTTGGGTTAATTATGGTTGTTGATTGATATACATAATCACAATCTGTTCTTGGACCTCCACCATTTGTTGTAATGTTATCAACAGTTACACCAGTAATGAATGCTCCTTCATCGTCATAAAAGTTATATAAAACATAATATGGTTCTGATAATGCATCATCTGATAAATAATAGTTTGTAAATCCTAATGTGTAATACTCACTTGGGTCTAAATCTCTATTACGAGGTGAATTGGTGAGGTATAAACAATCAACTGTTGGGTTAGTTCCCGTTGGAGTACCTGATAAGACAAATTGTCCTATATCAAAGTTCTGTTCGTTTGACTTGGCATTAACACCCATTGTTGATTGGAATGTTTTGTATAATCCATCAGTTACTTCTGGTGGTCCTATCGTTGAATCATTACCTGTAAATCCTGTTACTTGGTCTAATTCAGAACTGGCATACTCATAACCAACATACACTTGGTAGTTGATTGTTTCAGGGTTATTAGGTCTTGAAAATGGAAATGTTTGGTGAGTGTATATTGGCGTTGTATTCCATCTTGATATTGGAATGTTACTAACATAAGATTTTAATATCCTTGATACATCAATAACACCTAATTCAAATGGATTTGGTGTTGCTTTACCTTGAAATATTAAAACTCCATCAGCATATATGTCATAAACATATCTGAATTTAAAGTGGTTTGTATCGGCTGATACTGTAAAGAATAATCCATCTGTATAAACAGGTGAAAATTTCGGTGGTGTATTTAAAAAATTAATCATTTTCTCTCAATTTATCTATAAACTTATCTATTTCAAAGGCTACATAACCCGCTACAGCGTCTCCATATAGTTCTAATATTTGTGGGGCTACTTCTTCATAAGCCTTTGTTATGAAACTATTACCACCATATCCGTATAATCCAATTGAACGTCTAACCAAGTATACCAAACTTTTCCTTTTAATAAACTTACCTTTGTTATCCCTAATGCTACCTCTCATTGCTTGTTTTTGGACAACCCATTTATCTATTGGGGCAATTGGTGGATATCTTCCAGGTCTTCTACCATCATTGATAAACTGACCTTCAATCGGCATCTTCATTTGTAGTTCATAAAACCCTGTTTGAGGATTTTCAACTACTTCAACATTGATATCTCTAAGTAATCTACCTGAGGCTATTGGAGCTGATGCACCATGCTTTGGAGCTCCTGGCACACCTGGACTACCATATCTTGTTGATGGTCTTGGTATTTGTAATTGTTGTTTAAATGAAGCAGTTAATAACTGAGCTATTTCATTCAATAATGCTTCATCCATTGTTAATCGTTAATCACATTTAAAGTTAAAGTTCCGTTAGGACATAAAGTATTATAAACATCATACGGCATTTCACATCTTATTCTACCATCACCATTATCATAATATGTTCCATAGTCAGTCCAACAATAACAAAATGATGGTGTACTACAACTTGGTGGTAATGGGTCTGGTGCTGGTGTATTAAATAGATTGACTAAATCAGTCATAGTATTTTGAGCGTCTATACTATAACAAGCCTGAACTTGTGTTCCATCACATCTATATTGTATTGAGTTATAGTTTGGTGTTCCTGTAAATGTTAATACTTGTGAATAAACTGGTATTGTATCACAATTTGGAATTGGGGTTGGAGTTGGAAGGTCATACATTTCACACGCATTCATATCTTCCATTACCGTTATTATTAGGTCTAATGATACTCCACCAATGTGGTCATTAAATCGTTCTAAGAATGGTGTTGCTGTGGTTGGTAATTGAACATCAGCAACATCGTTAAACAATGAACCCCTCCATATCTGTGATAATAGGTTTCTTGCTTCTAACGACATATCAGATACCACATCAATCTCATTTGATAAATCTGTATTCACTATATCACCAAATATTACATTTAACTGATATTGAGTTGTATTCTCTGCATAGGATATACTCATTGGAGTTACAAACATATATGGATAAGTTGCTGTACCACCAGTTAATGTTTGTGAAAAATACACAATATCACCATGCCCAAAGCTCTTTAGTCTTGGAGATGCTTCTTGAACCGATTGCATAAAATCTATAATCTTATGATAGGTAATATATTGTGGTGTGTAATTTTGATAATTCATCTTTTATAAATAATATAATGTTTATTTCATCTGCGTTTTCTTTTCCATTTTCTTCATCTCTTGTTTCTGTCTTTCAATCTCATCTTTCATAAGTGATGCGGTGTTTAGACATAAATATAAGTTTGTGTTCTCTACTTGGTTAAGTTTTGTAACATCTTCTTTTGCGAGCCTGTAAGTGAGGGTGAAATAGAATCTAGCGGTAGAACCTTTTGTATCCATTTCGGCATCATCTTCCAAGCCTTTGCTGTTCTCTGTTGTATCTTCAGGGTCAACTCCAAAGAATTCTTTATAGAGGTTATGTATATGTTTACGATTTCCAAAAAAAAAACCGATGCTCCCATCCATATTGATACAGGGACTAGTTTCATTATCTCAGCTCTTTCTTCAATCTC